AGTTTTATAAAATTCCTTTTTAGTAGTTCCTAATTCTTCAAGTATCTGACAGTTATATTTTCGATGATAATAAAAAAATAATCTAAACACACGTTCAACATTTTCATAATATGTCGTATCACTACTTTTAGAATTTTGTAGTCTTTTCATATCAAGTAACTCTTTATAATAAATAGAATGCATAAATATACCGTCTATCGTGTGTGTAATCAATTCAATTCTATGATTGGTAACAACATGTTCATAATATTCTGATACAATATATGAAATTGAGGCAATTGATTGTTTATGTATATTGTCAATATTCATCAAACTTTTAGAATTGATATTTTCCACTGTAATGTCACAAAAAGCTGCTTCCTGTTCAATAAAGTGATTTGCTGTTGTATATCGTATTACCCACTTACTAGTATCTATCTCTTTTTCATTATAACTTAAACTGAGTCTAATTGGATATGCTCCTAGCATCAAAAAAAGTAAATCATACAATTTTAAAAACACTTTCAACAATCCATTTTCCTTTTTTCTCCCTATCAACTCAATCATCAAACATTCTTCTTTTTTATATACTCTTATAGTCGTGTTATTGTATTCAAAAGAAAATGGTTGTATAGATTGTATAATAAATGCGTTATGACTCAACTTTGCTTTTATAACATTCATACTTTTTTACCTATTTTGCTATAACTCCTTAACAATCCTCATAAACTCTTCATATGAATAAGCACCATTATATCCAGGATTCTTTGTTTCAAACACCATATAATACTTGTACATTCTTCCAGCCATTTCAGCCCATTTTGCCCCAGTTTCTGCTTTTTCTTTGGACTCTAAATTTTCAAGTTGGTCTCCTTTTGTTTCTATCAGAAGCAGTTTGCCACTTTCTGTTTTTACCATTAAATCTGGATATGCGTTTATTGCACCATTGATTGAAAATCCTTTTCTTGCTATATTTCTATGCCACCATCTTACATTGTTCAAAGAAGATAATTCCATAACAACTTTTCGTTCATATTCTGTATCAAAGTTTTCTTCTTCGCTATACAAAGATTTTGGAATCGATGCAATAGTATTTGTCGGTGATATCTCTCTAGGTAATTTATATGATGGCATACAAGAAATTTTGTCTTGTTCAACCCACTCATAAAACATTTTCTTTGCATATTCATTCAAAAGAGAATTAACTTTTTTATTAATTTTCAAAGCATAGATGCCCGGGGTCTGTTCCATATCTGTTAATTGATCCTCAGTCAGGTTCTGAATAATTCTGTCTACATATATATCCAAATCTCTATCATTTACCGCATTATTCTTTGATAATTTCTTTATTATCATATCCTTGCACAAACGTATTTTTCTATCTGATGGCTGTTCATCAAACCACTTTTTCACATTTTGATTGTCGAACCCCTGCAATTTCCATGCTTTAGGCATTGCATCAGAATCATCAATATCTATACGGGCTATTTCAGAATCCACACTATCAAAATCTATAACTGTATCTTTATCCAATAAAGAAAATCCTGCATATAAATTTTCCTTGGATAGAGGCTGTTGCACATGTTCAGAAAACAGAGAACGTCCTGTCTCAATCATAAATTGTGGTATTTCCATACTGCTAGCTTCATCTGCAAATAATTGATTCAATTTATAATGTTTCATTTTATCCCCTACTTCCGGTGGTACAGGTACATAATTTTCTTCTGTCTCCTGAAATTCTTGCCAATACAATTCATTCTGTGATTTTGCATGTTCAAGCATATCGTTAATCGCATTAGATGATACTGAACTATCTTCTTTTCCTGTTTCAGCAGATTCATTCTCCAATTTTTCCAACTGCATCTTCATTAATTCTACATTTAATCCATCAAGTTCGTCTATATCCTTATCATTATTACCAACTTGAATATTGTCAAGTAGCAGTTCTGTTTGACTATTAACTTCTTGTGTTGTCTGCCGTTCATCAACTACATCTTCACAGTCATCTACTCTATAATCTTTACTGGTAAATCCTGCTGCATTAAGTCCAACTACTACCTTATCAAGAGTTGCATAAAATGCATTTGATGATGTAATTACATATGAAAGATTTAAGACTTCGCTTTCATTCTTTTTTGTATTAGGTAATCTTAAAATTCTACCTAATATCTGCTCCACATCTATACTCGATGTTCTATTTGCAACTGTAGCTAGTATATATGCAAAAGGACAATCCCACCCTTCTTTCAATGCATTAATTGTTATAATATATCTAATATTGCAATCCAAACTACTCAAATCTATATTCTTTAGTTCATCCTTATTCGCTGTTTTTATTGCAATTTCAGACTCTGGTATTCCCATCTCCATTAAAGTATGCTTAATCTTCTCATATGTTGTACTGTCAGCATTGTTTTTAGGCTGTGCCTGAAACAATACAATAGGACGAATATATTTACCGCCGTTTTTTTGTCCCTGAACCGCCTCCAATTCCAGCTTTCTTCTTAATGATACAGCAGATATAAAAACATCTTCCTGTGATTTTCTGTTGTATACAATTACAGGTAACTTTACCATGTTTTCCGCTTTTAACTGTCTGGCATCTACAAATGAAATTATATTACTCCCCTTCTTCGGTGTTGCCGTTAGATCAAGTACAAATGACGGATTAAAATTCTGTAACATTTCCTTACTAAGTTTGCTCGTTGCATGGTGGCTCTCTGCTCGTGTCAAGTAAGAAACAAAAAAAAATTAATTTTTTTTATCAATGGGGAACCTTTAGCAAGATTCCCCATGTTACTTCTTTATAATTTTGTTTTCTCGCTATTACTACTGATTATACCATCATCCAGCCTGAAAGTCATCAAAGTTCCATCTGATTTCAATATGCTCATTATCATACACCAACACATAATCAATGAGATATCTGATTACTTCTTCATCAAACTCATCCAACTTACTAAGCTTTGTTAGCTGTTCCTGCTTTGCATCAAGAAAGAGATCCTTTTGCATATCAAGTGTTTCCTGCTTCTCTGTAATCAGACTTTCTATCTCTGCGATTTTCTGCTTAACTTCTGCAGTCTTTTTTGCCATCTGATCACGAGTGATATTTGTTTTTGTATAATCATCGTATATCTCAAACTTTAGCTTTGCATAGTGTGCCTTTGACTTTTTAAGTGATTCGATTTCCCTTTCAAGATTATCTGGACAATTACCGCCATCAGTTTTCAACTCAAATTCCTGCAACTGAGCCAATGCCATATTTCTAGCAATGTCTAGAAGTGTCGCCTCAAGTTCTTCACCTCTAATACGTGACACATGACCGTTGTGGCATCTGTATGAGGATTTATTTCCGTATTTATAAAGTCCCTTACCACATATTCCACAGCGAATATACGATTTACGCCACTTTCCATTTGGTTTTCTCTTCGTCACTTCTCGTCTTGCTATCATCTTGTGAGCAAGCTTGAAGTCTTCCACAGAAACTAATGGTTCATGACAGTTTTCAACAATTATCCAGTCCTCTTTATCTCTCTGCACAACCTGATGACCGGTATCAATATTATCAGCCGTCTTGTTATTGATTACAGAACCAATATAGACTTCATTATATAAAATCTCCATTACTGTACTGGCACTCCACATGTGCTCACCAATATCCCTTTCATAACATCTCTTAACTCCAATCTTTTGGTAATACTCAAATATGCTATCATATCCATTATTATTCAGATAATTTGCAATCTCGGTGTATTTCATGCCTTTAATAGCCAGTTCAAATATCAGCTGGACAACAGGTGCTGTTACTGGGTCAGGCACTAACATATGCTTATCATCTTCACTTTTCTGGTATCCAAAAGGAGCAAATGCAGCAATGTACTTTCCCTGCTTAGCCAACACTGCCTTAGCGGCTCTTACCTTTTTTGATGCATCCTTACAATACAATGCATTCACAAGATTTTTCAGTGCAACACTCATACCTCCGGTTGAACCAAAGCTGTTAGCAGAATCGTAATTATCATTCACGCTGATATATCTTACCTGAAGAACCGGAAATATACATTCCATATAGTTACCAACTTCAAGATAATCTCGTCCGAGTCTGCTGTAGTCCTTCGTCACAATAACCTGAATCTTACCAGCCTTTACCAGATCCATCATTTTTACAAAATTAGGTCTGCTAAAGTCTGCTCCGGAATATCCATCATCTGAAAATTCCATTATGTTGCAGTCCTTTAGTTCAGGCAGTTTCTGGATATGATCAAGCATTAACTTTCGCTGATGGGAAATACTGTTACTTTCCTCATGAGCAGCCAAGTTGTCATCTTCATCTGATAATCTCATATAGAGAGCTATCGTCTTATCCATTGCTGCTCACCTCTCTTTCTTCTGCCACTTTAAGCAACTCCTTTAGGAAATCATCATACAAGAGCTTAACTTCTATATTGCCATCATAAAAAACAATTTCCGATACAAAAGCATCCACAAGCTCCTTTGTAAGTTTTCTTTTAGCCATATATTTATTGACAGTTTCTTCCCATCCTTCATCAATATGAAATTCTTTTTCATACAGACTTCTTCGATGAAGCAATTCAGTAATCTGCGCTTCAATCTCATTTACTCTGCTTTCATATTCTCTCTGATACTGGCACAGTTCTTCCGCAGTGATTAACTGTTCCCTATAATCTTCATACAAACCACTTTTGTTAGCGGTAATTCTTCTTACATCATTTTGAAGTTTTGCTATCTGCTTGGTATAAATATCATATTGAAGAACATTCTCTTTTCTGCTGTTCATCTTCTGAACAAACTTTGTTTTCTCAACACACAAACTCATATGCTGACGGATAACAGAAAAAACACTATCCATAACCTCAGAATAATCATAAGAGTACTTATTTTCACATAGCCTAGCTAATTTTCTACGGTTCTTACACTTATAATAGAACTTTTCTGAATAAGTGTGATGCCTGCCAATCAATACACTGCCTCCACAACAGGCGCATTTTGTTTTATATACCAGAATATTATCCGGCTTATTTGGAACATCAGCTTTAGGTTTTGATGCTTCTAAATGCTTCTTTTTGATATGCTCCATTCTCTCCCTTGTTTTGTAGAAAGTGTCCTTATCAATTATTGGTTCATGAACATTTTCTATTCGCTGCCATGTTGATGCATCTGTTTTAACATTCTTTCTCCCGGTATCAAGAGCCTTCCTTTGCTTTCCATGAACAATATTTCCAATGTAATATTCCCCTTGGAGTATCTCTTTTACATGCGAATAGTGCCATTCTCTTGCTTTTTCAGCAAGTTCAATCTTTCCTGACTTATAGAATCTGTATTTCGGAGGTGAAAGAATTCCTTCGTATTGCAAAGTCTTTGCAATACCAGCATATCCCTTCCCATCCAAAAACATATTAAAAATTCTAACTACATTGTCAGATACCTCTTCATCAATCAAAAGCTTTCTTGAACCATCTGTAGCCCTGTAATATCCATATGGTGGCGTTCCCTCGCTGAAGCCGCCCTGTGCCCAAATACTATGCTTTCCGGTCTCTACTTTCTTTGAAAGGTCTTTGGAATAATATTCGTTCACAATATTCTTAAACGGTACGGATAAATCAGTTCCCGGTCTTGCAGTATCAAAATCATCTGTGATAGCAATATATCTCACATCAAGAAAAGGAAATACCCTCTCAATGTAGTTGCCTGCTTCCACATAATTTCTGCCAAGTCTGCTAAGATCACGAGTAATAACAGTATTGATTTTGCCTGCCCGGATATCATGAATCATACGGTCAAATTCCGGTCTTTCAAAAGTTGTTCCTGTAACAGATATATCAGCATACACACAAACTTCTACCATATCATCCTGCCCATTAATAAACTCTCTGATATATGCAATCTGTGTATCTACAGTATCTCTTTCCTTATTCGCCTCTGATTCGAATGAAAGTCTCGCATAGATTCCAACCTGATATGGTTTTGCCTCCTTATCCAGGCTTAAAACTGCTTTTGTTGTCAGATTGTCAGTTGGCTCTGCAACTGCAATCGGCGTATTTTTTCTACTCTTTCTTGCCATACTACACAGCCTCCTTTAATCTGATATTCAGTTTTCCCGTACTGTCCACTTCAACAAAATGTCCCTGACTTTCTATTACATCAAGACATTCCTTGTAGCAGTCATCAAAGTCAAACACTACTTCAATGTGATTCTTATCAAATACCTTTATTTCACGGATAAGAGATACAACCACTTCCCTCGTGAGTTTCTCAATGTTTTTATGTTCCGTAAAATAATCAAGCCATACAAAGCCTTTGCTCTTACGATTCAACACATCATCCATTTCCAATTCAATCTGATGAATAGCAATCTCAGCATTCTTTTTTCTCTGCTCATATGCTGCATGAAGTTCCTTGTAATCTTCCTTTGAAATAATACCATCCTTCATATCCTCATAAAGCATTCCTCTGAGATCTGCACATCTGTCTACTTCTGCCTGTTTCTTTTCACGCCTTTCCTCAAGCTTTTTCATATCAAGCTGCTGAAACGGCACGTTGCCGATAAAAGAAAGAATTCTTTTAAGGTCAATCATGTTATCAATGTGTGTCTGTAAAAGCTCTAGCACCACTTCTTCCAACTTATCCGTGGAAATTCTGTGGGAACTGCACTGCTTTGAATCCTTATGGGTTGCACACAGATAATAGGCATAAGTTTTACCACCCACTTTTGAAGTTTTTCTTACCATGGGAATCCCACAGCCGCCACAGGTAACTACCCCTGACAGCGGATAAACTTCCTCTCTGTCCGGTGATGTTCTTGTATCCATTGCAAGCAATCTCTGTACTACTTCAAAATCCCTGTCCGTGATAACCGGCTCATGGTTCTTTTCAATCCTTATCCATTCGCATTTTTCTTTGATTATGGTCTTTTTGACCTTGTGATTCGGTGTTGTCTGTTTTCCCTGTACGAGATTACCTATATAAACCTCATTTGTAAGGATTCTCCTTACCATGACTGAAGTCCACTCCGACTTTTCTTTTGTCTTAAAGCATGTCTGATAATTGCTTCCTGTGCTTGCTTTATACTCAGCCGGTGGAAGTATTCCTGATGAATTAAGTTCACATGCAATTGCATCCTGACTTTTTCCATGCAACTTCATTCTGAAAATATCTTTCACAACATTTGCTGCATATACATCAATTTCCAGTTTGTGCTTATCTTTATCATTCTTTTTGTATCCATATGGCACAAATGCCGTGATTACATCTCCCTGCTTTCTCTTAATTTCAAGATGTGAACGTATCTTAATTGAAATATCACGACAGTAAGCATCATTAATAAGATTTTTGAATGGAATAATAATCTCATCTGACTGCGACTTTGCCTCTCCGGAATCAATACCATCATTGATTGCAATAAATCTTACTCCCATAGCAGGGAATAATCGCTCAATATACATACCTGAATCTATATATTCTCTTCCGAATCTGCTCAGATCCTTAGTGACAACGCAATCAATTTTGCCTTTCTTAATATCTTCAAGCATCATCTGGAATGCCGGTCGCTCAAAATTAGAGCCGCTGAAACCATCATCAACATACTCCTGCACAACCTCAATATCATTTTTGTTTTCGAGAAAATCTCTAATCAGTGATTTCTGATTTGCGATACTGTTACTCTCAGTTTTTTCATGTGAAGCAACAGCGCCATCTTCCTTCGATAAACGAACATAGATGGCTGCATGATAGATCTTTTTGATCTGACTTATCTGACTCATATGCACATCCTCCTATTGTTGTTTAAGTTAGAAGATAACTTTTCAATAAGGTGATATGCACTAATTTAGAATTTTTATACCAAAAACATCATAGCACATATCACTTTGAAATTCCACCACAAATTTTCAGACATTCAAAAGCAGATTTTCAAATGCCTGTTCCATCGACAGTCCATTATTCGCAAAGCTTACCTTAATCATCATACTTCCACGACGCAGCATATATGGATTTCCCACCTGTTTTAAGAACTGTGCCTGCCTCTTACTCTGTGGCTGATTTTTATCTATTTTAATTTTTCTAATATCAGTCAGATCTTCTATTTTTACATTGTTAAAATCCACATCTAATAGTGCTCTGTATTCTTCTGCTGTCATAAAATCTATCCCCC